TAACAAAGCGTCAAACATTCCTTGACCAAAGTTTTCTTCAATTAATATTTTATTAACTTTGTGTTTCTTTGCTACGTCTACTAATTTAGATAACGTATGTTCAGAATAACCTGCATTGAAACCACCAATATCTAAAAGATAAATATTACCGTTTGCAAACTTAGTTATACAATAAGCAGTTTCATCTTTACCTTTACCACTAGGGTCAATCGCCATTACACACCCTGTATATGGAAGCCAAGACCCCTGTATATTCATAGGTCTAAAATAAGCGTCACCCTGAAGTCCAACATTAGGTAAATCATTATGTTGTAGTTCAGGACTAGAAGCCCATATTACTTTCTCTGGTGCATTGTCAGGATTACAATTCATTACAATTAAATCCGACAATTTTAGTGGGAATTTGTTTAAATCAGAAAGTGTAGTATCTAGTTGATACTGCATATTGAAACCTAGTCTTCCATAACTGGCTTCTCTTTCTAGTAAGTCTTTTTCGTCAAATCTCGTAGGGTCAGTTGGTTTACCTATAAGTTCAGTAGACCAAGTATTGTTAATTATAGGTGCTAGATTAGAACCATAGGATTTTATCTGTTTTTCACTAGGGTATCTAGCAGTCCAATATCTGACCTTATATCCTCTCTCTTGTAGCTTATTATATATGCTTTGCTCGGTCTGAGGTGTACCCAGATAGACAATTCTAGAGGTATCTGGCTTAATCACTGCTTCAAACTCTTTTATGGCTTCTGAGAGCTTATCTCTCATAAACTGAGTTTGCGTATTTCCTGACGTTTCTACGTCATCAGCTACTACTAAATCAGCACGAGAACCTGTAATTTGTGACGTAATTCCTAGTGATTTTACACTGGGTTGCTGTGAAGCTATAGCAGTATTTACGTCAAAACTTATCTTAGATTGTCTTTGTTCGTCTCGTGGATATAAATGTTGTAATATTGGAATTTCGTGTAGCAATCTAAGGCAAAATGTACTAAAATCGTCTGCCCTATTTTTAGAAGCAGATACAACTAATATATTAACATTTGGATTTAATAATAATCTCCACAATACATAAGAAGCTGTTATCCAACTTTTTCCGACACCCCTGAAAGCAGATACAATTATTCTACTATCACCATTAGCTATATAGTCAGCTATGTCGTATTGTATTTTAGTTGGTTCAGGTAGATTTAAATGCTTCCAAGTGATGTATAGAAAATTCCTAAAGTCAGTTAGTCTTGACAGGATTTTTTCGTTTTTCATCAAAAGGTAGTTCTTCTATAAGTTTTTGAAGTGGACTGTCCTGTGTAGGTACAGCGTCTATATTATTATCCTTTAAAAATTGTCTTGCTACATTTAAATCTGAAGACTTAACTTCAGGGTCTTTTACTCTTTCTAGTAATTTGTTTGCTAGAACTCCGTGAAGTTCTTTTAGTTTTTCATCACTCATTGATTTCTCTCTATTCTTATAATTTTCATATCATCACTTAATTCTGCTTTTACTTTAGAACAAATATAAAGAGAATTACTATTTCTCGTAGCTATTCTTTTTTTCTCAATACATTTTGAAACTGAGGGCATATATGTAAATTCAACTAATTTTTGTTCTACTCCAACAAACATTAATAATGCCATTACTTCTACCATTAGTGATTACCATTTTTTCTAATTAATTTTTCTACGTCTTCTTGTAGTTTATCTATTTTTTTATTTGCTTCAGTTAATAAAACTTTAGTGTGAATATTTTCATCTAATTGAATTTGGTGTTTTTCTAATAACTTTGCGTTCATTTCAATTAACATTAGCATTTCTAAATTCTTTGGTGTTTGCTCTGCCTTTTTTAAAAGGTCAGCTTTCATCAGTTGTTCTGAAGTTTCTAGAACATTTATTCTTTCTACTATTCCAAAATAAGCCCAAACACCTACAGCTACTGCAACCACTATACTTATGAGATTTCTCATAGGCATAGCTATTGAAGTATTATCAGATATTTTCACCTACCTTAACTCCTTGACAATAAAATTTAATTGACAATTTTTCATCTTCAATTCTATCAGAATAATTTGTTATTAATAAGTTATGCGAAGATTGATAACCTTGTAGTATACAATCAGTATAATTTTCAAACTCTACAGGCACTACGTGACTTTCAAAACAAGGTGGATTTCCTACATTTATAAAACTACATACATACAAAATTAGTACATATTTCATTTTATATTTAAAAATCCAACAATAGAAACAATTAGAGTTCCTATAAATACAAGTACAGCTACTGCACCTTTACCTTTGGAAACGTCTTGTCTTAGAGATTTAACTTCTCTCTTTAATTCATTAATACTATCATTCAATGTTTTCATTCTTTCAGCACATAATTTTTCGTGTGCAGAAAGTCTTACCCCTGTCGCTTGTTCAACAAAGTTTTTAGCAGTAATCTTTTTTCTAGGCATTAGTATTGTAAACTAACTCCTCTTATTCTAGCTACTTTTGAACCAGATTGATTAGCAAATAATATTTTATATTTTAATTGTGTACCTGCTGTCACTGAAAGGTCATTAATTTTTGCCATCTTAATACCAGTAGCAAAATCAGGTAAAGCTGTAAGTGTAGCTGTTGTAAAATTAGAACCATTGTCTGCTGATAATTGTAAAATAATATCTGTATTTAATGCGTTAGTTCCTACGTGGTCTTGATAAGTAATTACTGCACCCATTTTGTTTGTTGATGAAACATTGATAGCAGTAGAAATAAAATCTCCTGTTGCGTTTGCTGAAAATACATAAGGCACTAAAACTATTTTTCCGTGTCCACCGTGTGCTTGATTTCCACCAACACCAATCCCAGAAGAATAATAACTGTTTGACGTTTCTGGTGGTAATTTATCGCCAGTCATATTCGTATGCGTAGAGCCAGACGTGACACCATTTGATACTGAAGCGTGTCCAATATAACCTGAACCACCCCCAGAACCAGAGCCACCATTTCCTGAAGTATGTGAGCCACCCCCACCACCGTAGTAGCCACCACCACCTGCACCTGACATATGAGCCGAGTTTCCACCTTGTAAGGCAGAGCCATCTGTAGCTTGTCCTGAATAACCTGAACCGTGATTTCCTTTGTCACCACCTGCTGACTGAGTACCACCTTTACCATTTCCCCCTGCTGTGTGTCCTGCAACAGAGTTTAATCCACCGTCTTGACCTGTCAATCCACCACCATTACCAGAGTAATCAACATTTTGTGGACTGATACCACCATTAGCACCTGCACCACCACCTGCTATTAAGATAGCGTTTGCGTGTGCAACAGAGGTTAAAAATAATCCTGAGTAGCCACCACCACCCCCACCTATTCCTGCGTGAGAATTTACTTGTGAACGACCACCACCACCATAAGCAAGTGAGCCACTTCCATTAACAACATCAGTAGCTTCTCCTCTGCCACCTACAACTAATTTGTAAGTTGGTGAACCAGTGATTGCAACAGTGCCAGAAGTAAATCCCCCTGAACCACCAGTCACATTGTGTCTGCCACCACCACCACTTGATGAGTAGTTATACCCTGCACCACCACCTGCACCCCACATAATAACGTCCATTTTAGATTTACCTGACGGTGTGTAGGTTTGGTCAGAGCCAGTATATGAAAATGTCACTGGACTATCGACAGTTTCAACATCTGTTGAAACATATTCAGACGCATTTCTTTGAGAGTTAGTGGTTGAAGCAATACCAGAACCGTCTTGAAATACATCAAAGGAAGCCGAGCTAGTATTTGAAGCGTTAAGGTTTTCTTGTGTATGAACTCTCAACCCCAATGTAGAAATATCATTGATAATTTTATTATCATCAAAACTTTGTGCGTGTTGTGATACGCTTGACGAACTTATTCTTGCGTCTGCAAAAGTGCCTGAAGTGATTTTACTTGTTGATAAATTTGGTATATCAGCTTCCGTAAAACCACCTGCAATTAAGTCTGCAAGTTCTCTATTTCTTGACATTTACTAACTCTCCTATGATTTTAGATTTATTATTCTGGTTTATAACCAGTCAATGCAGTTGCTTCTGCTTGTGTTAATCCCAAGTCTAATAACTTTTGATTACCAGAAACTTTGTCTGCTTTTTCCTGTGCGATTTTATTATCTAGTTCTGTCTGTAATTCTATAGTTTTTGCATCTACAGCATTCCAATCAGAAATCTCAACAATGTTATTATCTTTATCTTTACAAAGAAAAACATCATCACTTGTTTCTGTTATAGAAACAATGTTTGGGTATAAACTAAATATTGCTTTATCTTTCATTATGCTATCTCCATTGCTGTCCAATTAAATCTAGGTGCTCTGCCAGAAGTGTTACTATTAGAATCTGAGTGAGAATTACCCCAAGAAGCATAGTAAGAACCTGTACTAAATCTAAATTGTAGTGCGTAAGTAATTGCGTTTGTTGTATTGTGGTCAGTATCCAAAAAACTAAAAGCTACATTTCCATTTGTGTTGGTGTCACTCTCTCCAAAATACCTATACATATTTCCGAACATAGTTTGTATTCTACTTCCAGAAGAAGCGCCAACCCAACCAGTAGGAATTGCATCAGAACCACCTACTCGTCTTACTATTCTGTGATAAGCATATTGGTCGTGTGACCTAAAATTAAATTGTCCTTGTAATAAAATTTTATTTGATGCACTTGTTGGTGTTATAGTTAATGATATTCCACTTACATCAGTAAAAGAACTAACTGTTGTATTTATTGAATGACGAGTGTCATCATAAGCATGAACTAATTGTTTAAGTTTTCCCTCTGGTTTTGAGGTAAATTCTAGTGCAGTTCCACCTGAATTAACTTGTAAGATTTGATTTGCACTTCCTAATGAAAGTGTTCCGTCATAAATTCCACCAGAACCAGAAGCGAGTACGTTCCACTTCGTAGTATCAGTTGGAAGATTTCCTGTTGTTGAAGTCTTTGCAACATAAGAACTGCCGTTGTAATAAACTATGTCATCTAAAACATAGGCAGTACTATTGTCGTAAGTACCTTTGAATACAGGTTTT